AGCAGCCTGGTTTTAGGTTCTTTGACCCTAATTCCAGTGAGTAGCTTACCTAATTTCACGTTTCTTTGAACCGTGATTTTCTTATGTATACACTAAAATGTATTTTATCTCGTTAATAGAGAACTATTACAAAGAGAGAGTTGCTAAACTCTTAAATCGTCTATATGGCGCAGTTTGAGTCATTTATCTGTGAAAAATGAAGCCAAATTTTATTGCTTTGACGGTAAATTTATACTTGATTAAAATCAGGAGTATATTACCCGTGCTTAGCTTACAATTTACGAATTTAATTAAAATGGGAATTTGATTGTAATGATTTAGATTTGACAATTCGATTGCTTAAAAGAATCCCACTTTAATAATAAGCTCCGTTGATTATAAATACACTCGCAAAGGACGAGTCAAGCGTATTTTAGACGTAGAGCAATTATTAGAGAACAATTGGTCTTTTGGATTTCGATTAATGCGACGTACCGCATGTTATAGATCCCAATATTTTTAAAAGTACCCTTAGTTTCAGCACGTACCGGCGTGTAGGGAGTTGCTTCCCGTGATTTATATAAGGCTATGCTTTTAAAATGAGGCATTTAGATTGATAATTTCAACTTTTTATTTATTTTCGTGATTGTTATTGAATAGCTTAATAGCTACTGATATTAACCCTTTTCTTATTATAATGTTTAATTACAACTTTTTAGGAGAAACAATCACGAATGCAACACAAGGGTTCTGGTTATTGGCATTATTGTCAATAATTTCAGTTGTGCGTAAAATGCACATAAACGCAACATGTCTTCTTTCCCAATCTGGGAAAGAAGAGCGTAGAGCGAAATATGAGTCGAAGAAGGTTAACAATCGTAAGGCTGAAAAGCGTAAAGCGATTGCTAACCAACAGAGACACAATTATGTTGCGGAATGCCAAAAACATTCTGCCAAGAAAAACAACAAGAAACAGAGTTCATCTAAAATTCTTTTTAAATCTCAATCTGGTGAGGATGAGAATATTGGTAAGAATTTTGGAGAATTTGTTTTTTCTCGTGTGCAATCCTTATTTAATGCATCAAATGATAAATTTAATGCAATGGATAAGGAACGTATTAGAGAATATTTAAATAACAGCAAAGATTGGATGAATACTTCATTTGATACTTTAATCTCAAAAATCGATTTTGATTTTGAAAAACATTATACAGTATTTGGACACTTACGAGCATGTAAGTTGACAAAACAGTTAATGTTGATTTTTGATATGTTAGTATCATTGGAGGTTTTGGAAAATTTTACGATTAAAATTAAAGGAGTTACGTTTTTTACACCTAGTAAATTAGGAAGAAAAACAAAACCCTTTGATTTGTTGGATGCTTGTTATGAATTTTATCGTTTATTTATTAAAGCTTGTTTAGCTTTTCCTGAGAAGGGCTTTAAAGCTTTTTACGAAGATGCTATTATTGGCGTTTTCGAGGAAGATTATGCTTATGTTTTATCAAATTATATTTTGTTTGAGACAGGCAAAAATTGTGGTGTTGAAGATATTAAAGAATATGATTTACGTTTGGAAAGAGCAATAGA